TTGGCCCCATTCGGTTTCGGTCGCTGCGCCGTCTACCGGCCGTGTCGGGATAGGCATTCTCTAACCTCTCAGCTAACGCCAACGAGTCCGACGACCATGGCCGTTCCGTTACCGCCGTCATACCACCCGGACACATGATCAGCCGCGGCCATCCCTACCACCAGGTGCAACCCGCATAGGCCGTCCGCTAGCTGATCAGGGACGATAAAGAATGGGCAGGATAGCTCCATTGCCGTGATAGGCGAGCTCGCGTCAGACGTCGTATACGCCATCACGACGATATCGCCCGGTGTCGTCGCGATCGACAGCGGTAGGCGCCGGTTCGTGCTCGCGGTACCCGTGAACGATGCATCCGCGCCCGTGGTAGGCGTCAACGCATCGCCCAGGAATACGGCCGTAGCGAACACGTAGTTAGTACCGCCGACGTTGACGGTAATTGTCGTCCCGGTCGTACCCGTCGCTACACCGACGTAGATCGATAGGTATGTATTGGTCGAGCTATTCCACCCTTTGACTTCCGTCCAGGTCACGTTGGTACAAGTAACCGACGTAACGTCATTCGAGCGCGTCCCGACCGCTAGCAGGATCCGCGTCCCGGATGCCTGCGCCGGAATGGTGATGGCGAACGCGTTAGTAGACGAGTAGGACGGCGCGACCCAACCCTTGCAGTCGATCGCGCCGGCGCCGCCGCCGCCGCCGCCACCGGATGCGGCCGTTATCGCTGCGTCGAAATCGTCTAGAACCTCCTGCACGTCGTCGCCGGTGCTATTCGTATACCCGGAGGTAACGGCCGAGATAGCCGAGGCGTCGTGCGCGTCCGTCGTGTCGCCGGTATGCGACGAGATATCGCCGCCTAGCGGTGACTCAGTGCCGCCGTCATCTTTCGAGTACAGCAACCCGTCGCTTTTCGCGTATAGCCGAACCTTGCCGGACGGCGCCGCGGCCGGCGCTGCGACCTCATTTACCAGTAGCTCGGGAAACGGATTTTCGCTCGCGGGTCTAGTAGCCATCGCTAACCCTCATATTCCAGGTAGTCGCCGGAGCCGTCATCAGCTAGCAGGAAATCGCCCGAGCCATCGTCAGCCGCGAGGATGGTATCGCCCAGCCCTACCGCGCCGGCCGTGCTGATCCGCGGGAGGAATAGCCATCGGGTTTCGGTCGCATCCTTCGCCTCGACCCACATTTCCATACCTAGTAGCTGGCCGGCGATATCGACGACACCCGGCACGACGATACGGACACGCTCCGTGAGCTCCAGCGATGACATGAAATCAACGTCCGCTTCCGTGAAACACCACACGGTGCCCGGTGTCCAGACGACGCCCGGCCATGCGCGATCGGCTAGGACGGCATCGGCCCATGCTTCCGGGTTTATCGTCTTCTCGGTGCGCTCGTATGGCACCCGGCCGTAACGCGGTAGAGGCGCCGCGACACGCTCGATGACGTCGGAACCATCCTCGATCGTCACCCGCACGACGGAATAGATGCCGTCGTCCGCGGACTCCGCCTTTAGATCCTCCAGGTTCGCGTATGTGATCTCAGACCCGCGGTCTACTCCGCCGCCGTATGGCGCACTCTGTAGCGTGCCGGCCGCATCCTCGTAGATGATCCATAGCGCCTCCTCGCCGGCCTTGTATATGTGCGTCCACAGCTTTTCGGCGCCGTCGATCTTGGCGGACAACGGAATGTCAGGGAAGCTGTCACTAAACCCGAGTATGGGGATACCGCCTATCGCGATGCCAGACGCGGCCACGGCATCGCGGACACGGTCGCGCAGCGTGTCGCCCAGGGTCGCATCTTCCGGAACGTCCGCCCTCCAGGCATATGCGATTGTCGAGCTCGCTTCGATCGTTCCGCGGTACTCGGGCGCTTTGTAGCTGTACGCGATCTTGTCGATGATGCCGGTCCGGATGGTCCGGCCGGACACGCTAGAGCTGATCCGAATGGGGACACCGGACACTAGCTGCGGCGCATATGGGGATGACTCGTTACCGGGGTCTAGTACCCGATCCGGGTCGTATGTCTCGACTAGCCACGACTGCGCCGCCTGTTGCGAGAGGATGCCGCGCTCGGGTCGATCGGTACCCCATGACACGTGAGCTCGAAGCCCTTGCGGTGTGACGTCTTGCCAGCCGGCGCCGCTCCATATGCCCGTTGTGCCTGTAGGCGGATTATCGCCCCAGGTCGCGGTACCCCAGCGCGTAGCATCCTCATCGTGCACGTAGATTTCCAGAATGGCGTGGCCGGGTTCGGGAGGCGTATAGCCCGGATCAGTAGGCGGCTCGGTAGGCGATACCGCGCCGAAAATCTCGAACGTCTGTACGTTCGATCCGCACCGGAACCCGAGTCCGACGATGGTATCGCGATGGCGTAGGCGCCAGTACTGGTAGCTGTATACCGTGTCCAGCACGTAGCGCACCCGTTCCGTAAGGGCGCCGGCATCGAACCGCGATGCGGTGTAGCCGGGAACGGACCATAGGATGCCGTCGTCGCTGTACTCGATTTCCCAGCCGTTATCAGGATCCGCGCGCGGGTCTGTCGAGCATCCGTAGTCTCCCCATACGACGAGCTCGCCCACATCGAACACGGAACCTAGGTCGGACTCTAGGTATCCCTCATATGTGCCGGCGCCGGCCGCGTAGGACGCGACAACGGCATACGAGCTCGATACGCCATCGTTAGCGTTACCGGGGTCGGACCACGTTTTAGCCCCCCCGCCATCGCTGACGGTGCCGTGTAGAAGGTTTAGATCATCGGCCATCGTGCTACGGGGTCGGGCCCGTGTTTTGCGCGTGCACGATCGCTTGCTTTACGGCTTGCTCGATGACCTCCGGCGAACCGCCCTGTACGGTGACGGTCACGCCTCCCCCGCCCCCGCCCCCGCCCCCCGTGTGGTGCGCGATGATGTCCGCCTGTGTATGGCCGCCTGTGATGAGTCCTAGACCCTTTAGCGCCTCGTCTATCTGGTTGAGTAGATCCGCGAGCGCATCGGCCATCTGTGCAATCGGGCCCAGCGCGTCGCGTATCGTCTTATCGACATACTCGACAAATAGCCCGAGCTCGCCCAGCCCGTCAATGCCCTCGTTTATCCATGTCAGTAGGGACGTCAACGGACCCTCTAGACCCTGACCGATCTTCCCGGTAAGCGTCTCGAATTTCGCTTGTAGCTCGGATTGCTTTTGCTCCAGATCGCCCGAACCCTCAGTCACGGCCGCGATGCGTGGTTGCAGCGCCTCCATGATCAGCGAGAGACGCGCCGCGGCGAGCTCCTGATCCGTGAGCGCGCTCGCGCTTGACTTCCCGGTATCCGCTAGGGCCCGCGCCTGTACCTCAGTGTCCGATAGGTCGATACCTAGCTCTTTCAGCGGCTTAGATCCGCCGCCGGCCGCCTTGCCGATCAGATCGAGCACGGTAGCGGCATCGCCGCCACCGATGCCCAGTAGCGCGAGCGCGGATGCCGCTTCCACCACTTTCGGCGCCGATCCGGCTATTTCCTCGCCCGATAGATGCGCCGCTTTTCCTAGATCCGTGAACCGTGCTTCGAGCTCTAGCACGTCCTGTCGCGACTGGCCTAGTTTCTCGAACCCGTTAGCCGCATTGATAAGCGGCGCGGACAAGTCGCCTAGCTGCGCCTCCAGGCGCGCGGTAGCGTCTCCGATCCGGTCGGACTCCGATAGTGCCGTTTGCGCGAAATCGAGTACGGCATCGGCCGCGAACCCGGCAATGATGGCGCCGCCGGCAATCTTGGCCGCCTTACCGATACCGCCGATGGCGGACTCTGACTTTTTCGCGGCCGTCTGCAGCGATTTAGCATCGCCAATGACGTTTACGCGGACGGTGCTATCTGCGCGTGCCACGACGCAACCTCACTCCAGACGAGCGCCGCGCCCGATCAGCGACTATCGCTTCTTCGCGCCGAACGCGGATAAGCCATAGCGCCTCGTAGACCGTCAGCCGCTCTATTTCGCTGATGGGCTGCCGCTCGGCGCGCGCGAGCTCGATTGTGAGACGTCTAATAGGCGGAGGTTCGATAGATCGGACCAGGTTAGCGGCGTCTCGTAGTGCCGCAATGCGTGAACGAACATTCCCAGCATTCGCCGGCTGATCGGGGACCGTAGCAGCGACGACAACGGCTGGCCCGACTGCCGTTCCGCCTCTGACGCTTCCCCCATCGTCAGTGTCTCCAGGTCGAATGTCACTGTTCCTAAATCGTCCACCGCTAGCCTCCATCAATCCGGCGCCTCAGCCTCGAAACGCCTAATCATCGTATCCACCGCAGCGCGGTATCGCTCCACTACATCATCCCGGCGATGGTCGAGCGCGTCATATAGGAACGGCTGCGGCTCTATATTCCGGGCCCGCCATCCGAAATGAATGGGGCCCGCATAGGGTACGAGCGCGCGGCCGCCGGCCAGGACGGATCCGACACGCGCGGTCGCGGTGCTACGGATCGTGCGCGCCAGCCGGCCGGTTCGCCGCGGTACGAGCGTTTCCGCCTCGCGCTCTACGAGCTCGGCCGCTTCCCGGTTCGCGGGTTTCAGGTCAGACGCGCGGTCGTCTAGCTTGCGAAACGCGCGCCGTAACTGTGGTCCGCCCTCGACCTCTACTCCGGCGCGCCCACCATTGCGCGCCATGCGCTACGGGGTCGTGTCAATGGTCGGGTCGCCGTCGATCGGGAGGATAACCTCCGCCTCCGCGTACTCGTTGCCGTTGCCGCCGTAGCTGATCGGTACGAGTGTCACGGTGCCGCCGATCTCCGGGTTCGAGGTCGAGATAGCGGCCGTATCCTTGCGGAACCGGAACGTAACTTGATCACCCTTATTGGAAAACAGGTAATACGCGAGTCCCGGTCGCGTCGTATCCCAATCGATGACGGCGCGGACCCGTAGGCCCCAGGTTTCGCCCTCCGCGTCACTGTGCGAAACGCCATCGAGCGTCCGGACCGACTGCACGTCACCCGGTGTCGGGACGAGCTCTACATCGAGCGCATCCATACTGTAATCGTCGCCATCGAGCTCGAACGTGATGACTTTGAGTAGCTGCGGATTGCTCGCCATCTTCTCCCTCCGGTTAGATCGTTACTAGGCGCGCTGCGCCGATATCGGCCGTCAGATACGTTCCGCCTTGCCAGTCTCGCGCGCCATCGCGGCCGAGTGAGTCAATCCGCCATCCGTCGAGCTCGCGCAGCGTCTCTAGGACTACCTGTTTCAGCGCGTCGAGCTCGACCGCGGCCGCTTCCTCATCCCAGGCGCCGCCGACACAGATAAACCGGAACACCGCGGCTACCTGCCCGGCCATGATCCGCCCCGTCTCGCCGCCATCGCCGGCAACGTAGACATATGGCGGCTCGGCCATCGGCGCACCACTAGCGGCCACTCCGGCGCCCTGTAGCGCCGTTATCGCCTCGCCTCGCGCCGTCGCTAGCGTGGTCGCTGTCATCCGATACCCGGACTGATCCGATACAGGATGGGCTCGCACGCGCGTAGCTGCGCGGACCCCAGGCGCGCGATATCGCCATCGGGCCCGAAACTAACGATGCCGTTAGGCGCCTTGCGAGCGACGTAGAGCGCCGCGCCATCCTGCAGCGCCGCAGCGACTAGCTGCGCCTCTTGCGACGATGTCGGGGTATAGGCGCCATCGTCCAGGCGCGAGGCTATCGCGCCCTCGATCGCTGCGGCCACGACGTCAGCCCAGGCGATATCTTCCGCGTCCGTAGACGCGGCGCCCGAGCCGGCAACGTGTTGCAGGATATCCGCTCCTGTGACGTATGGCGCCGCCATCCCTTTAGGACGCGGCCATAAGCCCGGCGTTGATCAGCGCCGTAGCGACTTGACCGGCCGTGGCCGTTCCAGGGTTCACGTAGGCCGCCTGCGTGTAGTAGGCGGCTCGCTCGACTCCCTGATCATCCTTGCAATAGAGCTTGCCATCGGACTTGACGTACAGGACCGCGGTGCCCGATACCGGAGTACCGGGCGCCGTGACCTCCTGCAAGCGCGTGTTGCGATCGGTAGACATGGGTTATGGGGTGACGTCGTACGCTTCGACGATGCCGGCCGGGATGAACCGGGCGCCGGCCCCGAGCGACCAGAATGCGACGTCCCGGCCCAGGTGCGCCACATCTTCGGCGGACACTTGGAACGGCCCATCCTCGAACCATGCTGCGGCCAACGGGTTCGAGATAATGAGCTTATCGGCCGTGATGCTCGGAACGTGAATGATGGGGACGTTCGCGAGCTCGATCCGCATACCGCGCACGTCCGCCGATGACGCCCCCGCGATCGTGATCGTTGACGGGATGATCAGGTTCGCGAGCCTTGCGAATGCCGTCGTGCTTGCCAGGACGAAATCGGCCGGCTGGCCGGTCGCCGCCTGCACGGCAAGCGATCCCGTGATCAGGTTCGCGATGAATTCCGCGAGATCGTGCGATGCCAGCGCTTCGGTGTAATCGACCGTGACGGATCCACTTTCGAGCTCCGTAACGAATGCGGCATCGGTGACGGCCGCCCAGGCGGCCAGCATGATCCGGCCGAACGCGTCGAGCACGCTCGGGTTCCCGCGGCGCAGAACCTGATACGAGATATCGGCGCCGCCTGCGTACGTCTTCAGTGCTTCGGTGTCGAGCTTGATATCAATCGTGGCGGACTCAATCTCCGCTTTCTCGGCCGACTGCGCCGCCACGTAATCCGACAGCGTACCGTCGAAATACGGCCATTCGAGCGTAAGACCGGCCGTGTCGCCCAGGCCCCGCGGCCCACCGAACGCGGTGATGGCCGGCCGGCCGCCATTCACGATGCGCTTGATATCGGTCGTAACGAGATTGCCGGATGCAAGCCCAGCGTTCGCGCCGGCCGTGAACACGACATCAGCGAGCGCGCGTGCCGCATAGGCGCGCAGGTCGTCCCGCTGCGGTGTCGCACCGCTCGAAGGATCCGCCGTTGTCTCCGGCCGCGACACGTAGGCCGCGCGCATGAGCTCGCCCAAATTCTTGTACCCGGCGAACGGGTCGGCCGGCTTAGGGCCCGCGACGAATGCGCCGCGCTCGGCCATCCCGCGCACAACCTCCGTAGCGGTGTCCCGAACGAGCTGCACCATGTCATCGCGCGACAGCCCGAGCGGTGTAGCCGGCGCCTCCGCGCGCTCCGCCACGGTCGCTTCCGTCGTATCCGTCATGTTCGTATCTCCCTCCGATCGGAGCGCGATCGTCGCGCCCATATAGGCCGGCTTATAGGTTCCCGCTAACCCGGCGATAGCCGGCACTCGGGTATGAATGACCGCGTTACCGCGCCGCTTTGACGTTGCGCCGCGGACCATGAATTCCAGCGATACCCCATCGTTGCCGGCCGGGATAGTGGCCGCGTAATCCCGCGCCGCCTGCGTTTCGAGCATCCGGCCGACGTAGTGCAAGCCGGTGTCGTCTTCATCGAACCGGATACCGGCCACGGGCACGCCATTATGGGTTGCGAGGAACGGCCACGGCCGATCGGCACGCGCTGCGATCGCGTCTGCGAACGCGCCGCGTTCGAACCCTTCGGCGGCATCGGGGAATTCCTCTGCCGCTCCGAGGCTAGTGAGCTCGCCCCATTTGACAGCGTATCCCTCGATCGTCCGGCCATCGCCCTCCGCATCACTGCGGATAGCTACGGAACCCGCGTCGAGCCTGTGTAGGTCGCTCATCGGGGCGCCTTACGCTTCCGTCCCGTCGCCGGCCGGTCGCCGGCCGGCTTGTCAGCGGCCGTCTGTCGGTTCCCGATCGGTTTCGTTGACGCGACAACGGTACCGCCTCGGCCATCGGGCCCGAACGCGATACCGTGCTCGGGACACGCTTTTCCCTCTGCGAGCTCGCGCCCGTCGATCGGGCATCGATACGTCATGGTGCGATCCTCTCTAACGCGGGGGCCGGTGTGCCGCTCTCATCTAGGCCCAGGTCGGGCGGGAGTCCGAGCTCGGCGCGAACCTCGCTCGGGATCATCCAGGGTTGATTGCCGGTCGCGATCGCGTAAGCCTGCGATTGCTCCAGCACGGTACCGCGGGTCAGGTGATTTAGGCCCAGGACGACACGGCGCCCGGTCAGGTAGTTACCGGGTAGCTCATCGGACCATGCATCCGCGATCGGGCCCGCGTATCCGGGTTGCAGCGTGTAGCGCACGAGGTCGAGTCCCGCGGCCGAGGCGTTCGCGTAGGTCAGCGACCCAGCCTCGCTAGGGACGTTAACCATCCATGCCGGCATCCCGAAATAGCGCGCAATAGACGTCCCGAGCTTAGACGTAGCATCCGCTGCGCCGGCTGCCGCTAGATCCGTTCCGAGCGTGGCCGGTTTCGCGCCTTTCCCGAGTACGAGCGGCTTACCGGGGGACGTCGTGCGCTTTTGCGTGATGCGGTCCGAGATAGAGTCCGCGTCACCATTCGACAACGGCTGGTCCGTCGTGACGTACCACTGCGGGGCGCCACCCTGTTGCCAGAAATCCGAGCGGTACGAGTCTGCCGCCCAGGCGGCCGCGATAGCCTCTCTGGCGAGCCGGATCAGCGATGCAAGATCGCGGGTCATCGTCGGGAACGTCATACGCGGAACCCATCGCAGATCTTCCGGCCGCGCATCCTGCCCGTCGATCAGTACGCGCGTCGAGCTCATCCATTGCACGCGCGGAGGCGCCACGGGTTCCAGGGTGTACGGGGCCCCATCCGGCGCGATGCCGAACCGGCGCCAGAGATAGGCGCCGTTGTAGAGCGCCATGATTGCGACGAGCATCCACAACCACGTGCGCCGCGTAATGCTTGCCATCGGCCGTAGGACTAGCCGGCTATCGATGAGCTTTTCCGTACCGCGGAATTCGCCTACCTGCGCGTCAGACGTCAGGTCAGCCAATGTGCGAACACACGCGAACACGACGTCAACGGACAGCGCCACACTCTCAGTGACGTTTACGTTATAGGTCGCGTCATGCCCGAGTAGGCCGCCGGTATCGAACCCATGACGCTCGGCCGGCCGGTCGATCGCCTTACGGGTGCGCTTATCGCGTTTAGCCATCCGTAGGCGTTCGCGTGTTTTCCGACGTGATGCCGTTCGCGTGGGCGATGACGCCCTCCCGCGTAGCTGTAGACGTCTGTCGCGCGGTGCGCGTCTGCGTCTCGGAGGAAAACACGAACGCCAGCGCAGCGCCGATGAAACCGGCCATGATCGCGACCGTGTCGGCCGACGCGGCATCGCCGCGCGAAACGAAGATGACAGCGCCGCCGCCCGTGACCACGACTAGCGCGATCGCGTAAGTGAAGACGGCGCGGATTGTGTCTACCGTGGTCATGCCTCTCCGCTAGTAGCTAGGGATACGTGGCCGGCCACGCCTCGACCGGGAGGAACACCGGGAGGCGTAGCCAACGTCCGCCGACCATCGCCCGAGCAACGGACTAACCACGGCTACTAAGTGTAGCTACGCGGTGCATTTTGACAATACCTGTGTCAAAACTCGGACCGGCCCAGGTATTACCGGTCCGAGCTCCGACACGCGCCGGCCACGCTATCCGACGCGACCCGATCCTAGACGAAAATTTGGGGCGGTAGCTCCGCGTCTTCCGGCGCGATCGCGGCCCAGGCGGCCCAGGCGGCCGCGCGGATAGCCTCTACTGGTCCCTTAGACTCACGCGCCGATAGATACCATGACCCGGACTCGATCGGGTGTGATGGCCGGACGTCTCGAACCTGTGAGGCTAGGTCCGGATCCTCCGGGTGTGTTAGCCGGCCGCCGATGAGCTCGGACCGGAATAGCTCGGATGCCGCGCGCATCTGACCCGAGCCTAGTTTCACGGTCCGTATGTCGTGCTCCGATGCCCAGGCGTCTACGTGTGGAAACGCGGCCGCGGTACCGACGCACGCGACCGCTACGGCGCCCCAGGACGCTTGTAAACGGCCTAGCAGCGCCGTTAGGTCAGACGGTGCGACCGATGACGCCATCGTCCCATCGGGGCGCGGTAGGGTCGATCTATCGAACCCGGCCACACCGACATAGGCGCCGGCATCCGTCGCCCATGCCACGGTGACTGTCACGGCCGACCATGATGGCGTCGTCTCGACACCGAACACGACACGGCCGCGCTCCGGCTGATCAGCTACCGCCTGCCGCGCCCACACTCCCAGCGGTAGCCACGTGTCGATCGCATCGGCCCACAGGTTTAGCCGTTCGCTACGGAACATCGACGTATCAGCCCCGCCCGACGTCCCTACGGCCGATCGTAGCGCCGCTTCCGCGATGCGACCCTCCGCTAGCGATGGGTTCGCTTCCCGCCACGAGCGCGGATCATCGGGCGCGTACCGCTCCGAGCTCGCGTACCACGTCATCCCGAAATCGGACATGGGCTCGGCGCCGTCGATGATCCGTACACCGCGCTCCCAGAATTCCCGCAGTAGGACGGATCTATCGTCGCCGGCCGTGCTGATCGCGAATATGAGCGGCTCGGGTCGTGCGGTCGTCGTCGGTTCGAGCGCCGCCCAGGTCGCATGATCGCGCTGTGTCCGAACCTCATCGAACACGCCCAGGTCCGTCGTCTCTCCGCGTAGCGCGTCTCGCGCTTCCCGCGATCCGACGTGATACTCGCGAGCTCGCCCATACATACCGGACCGGATGCCCAGGTACCGCGTTACGTTTAGTCCGCCACGCGATGCGGGCCCGTAGCGCGCGGCCAACGGCTCTAGATCCGTCATCACGGGTTCGTAGATCAGCCGCGCCTGCCGCTTGTCATGCGCTAGTCCGATGATCCGGTGCCAGTCGGGCCCCGAGGCGTTCGTAAGCGCCCAGGCGATAAGAGCGCGTACTAAACCCGTCTTCCCTTGTTGCCGCGCCGTAGAGACGACGTAGAGCCGGTGTAGTAGCTTCCCATCGGCCCCGTACAGTAGCGCCCTGTTCAGCGCCTTACGCTGCCATAGGTCGAGCTCGAACCCCAGCACCGCTTGCGCGATCGCGGCCACGTCCGGGCCCCATGAGTCAATCCAGCCGGCCGGTAGTGGCGTCTGCCAGCGCGGCTCGGGTAGGCGCCGGGTCACAAGTCGAGCTTACGCCGCCGTCGAGCTCGGGCAGGCGCCGGCGGACCGGCGTTAGCCTCTAACGGGTGCGGGTCGATAGCGGATCCCAGGTCGCGCGCAATCTTGACGCCTAGATCGATCAGCGCGGCCGTCTCACTATTCGATGGGTACTCGCGTGGCATCGCGCTACCGTCTAGACCCTTGCCGTTGTCGCGGCCCCCGAGCGCGACCGTGACACGCTCCAGGGTCGCGCGCTCTACCGCTTGCCATCGCTCGATCAGCGCCGCGTTAGCGGTCGAGCTCGCAGACGGTCGCTTACGCGCGTGCGACCGGCCGACGTCTTGCGGTCGATCGTTAGCCGGCATCGTGGCCGCCCGGATGACAGCACCAATGGCGCGAACCGTCCGGCGCGACCCACACAAGGTGCGCTGTGTCGCCCAGGACGATGGGTTGTGGGGGCCCGTCTAGCCACGCGATGATGCTGGCCCGTATCTCGCTCGCCTCTTGATCCGTTAGAGCTAGATCGCTCGAAACGATCCATCGCCCGACCGGAACGTCCCTGATATCTATTTGCGTCATGGCGCAAGTAGCCTAACGCGGCACCATTCT